CTTTCTTGTGAGCACGGTGTTTTTATTCCTGAGCCTCGCATTAAAGTTGCTATTCAGTATGCAGCAAATCGCAATACCTTCTGTCCTATTCGGCGTTACCTAGATCATTGCTCTGCTCACGCAATCCCTCACCCTGACTGGGATCACATTGGCAAAACATTTCTAGGTAACAATCAGGCTATTGCAACACTTGCAATGCAACGAATGATGATTGGTGCTGTCGCTCGTGCATACAACCCAGGTTGTTCTATGAGCTGGCTGCCCATTCTTGTTGGTGCACAGGGTGTTGGTAAGTCTATGTTCAGTCGCAACCTTGTACCTAACGATCTCTTTTCTGAGATCACAACCCCTCTAGATACATTAATCAAAGAGCAGTATCGACTGCACGTTGCTTGGCTTCTTGAGCTACCTGAGATTGATAACTATTTCAATGTCAGAAACATTGAGAACTTTAAAAACCTTGTTACTACTCGTGTTGATGAAGTTCGTTTTCCTTACGCATCTCTTCCCAGTAAGTTGCCAAGGAGATTTGTAATGATTGGCACAACAAATCGTAATCAGTTTCTCGTGGATAGTACGGGGAATCGCCGGTTTGTACCGTTGGAAATCGGATCAGGCTTCTCAGTTCCGTGGAGATTACTAGCTGAGCAGAGAGATTCTCTGTGGGCTGCAGCTGTAGCTGCTTATCGAAATGGTGACACATATGAGTTTGATAGTGGTGAGATTGCTGCTATCTCTGAATACATTCAAGAGTTTGGTGATCCAGATCCTTGGGTTGACAAAATCGCTGGCTATGCAGCTGTTAGAGATGAAGTTACTGCAGCTGAAATTCTTACTAATGCACTGCAACTTGACCCGCGTCAACAAGGCAGACGTGAAGCTCGTCGTGTTGCAGATGTTCTGCAAACTATGGGCTGGCGTCGTCTTGTAACAAGCAGGAAAGATCCTGTTACTGGTAAGTCTAAATCTATTCGTATATGGCAGCGTCCTAAGGATGATCCACTGCCTGATGATCACATTCTCAACGATTTTTAACTATTATTTTTGTAGTATAGAGGTATTAATATGCTTGCTAAAGACATTCAAATTGGTCAAAGAGTTCGCGTAGCATCAAACAATATGACCGCATTGGTTGTAGGCCGACCGGAGTATTACACTCCTAGGGCAATGCTAGTTCGCATTAAATATGAGAACAGCACTCGCTACGAATATATGATCAACCATCAACTTGATCTGCTGCCTATCGAAGAACAATATTTTGCATTGGGCGGCAGCTATGTAAAACCTGAAGGTGCTTTCTAATGGCTGAAGCTAAACCTGCAAACAGACGTGGTGGCCACGCTTACGGTCGTCGCTACGGCAATCTTTCTAACACTGCTGAAGAAGGTGAACTGTGTATCTACACAGGTCATTCAATGGGTAGGTTCTCATCGCATTCAATGCGCTATGACAGCCACCAAGCCTGCGTGCGGTGTGTAGCTTCTGCTCGTGAGGGTCGATTGTCTTTTGACGTTGATCGTCTATTAAAGAAAGAGCGTCGTCGTGCACTGAAGTTTTGGTCACAAGTAGCTATTGGTAATCCAGATGAGTGTTGGGATTGGCTTGGCTGCCGTAACCCGCGTACGCAACAGCCTCAGTTTGCTTGGCGCAGGCACGGCATTAGCTCAAGCACGCAGCATCATCCGCAAAGGGTTGCTATGTGGTACACGTGGGGCGACCTTGGTTTTACTGGTGTTAAAACTACTTGCGGCAATAAGTACTGCTGCAATCCTTTCCATCTTATTCCGCAGCGTGTTGGCGTCTTTGTCGATCACGATAGCTATATGGAAAGCTTTGAACTTGCCTGCGAACTTCATACGCTTAAGCAACAGATTCAAGAATTTGTAATTGAAGAAGCTCTCAAAGAACAAGAGAAGATAGATCACGCAGCAATGATTGATGAACGTAATGCAATGGTCATCGATCCAACAACTGATTACTCAGAAAAGTTTGAAGCAGTTATGGTAGATCTATTGTCTGGCCGTCATTCTTCTCAGGTTGAAGTATCTGATCCTGGTTTATATCGTAAACCTACAGATCACGATGAAGAAAACACCACGGAAGACTTCTAAATTACTTATTCTTATACAAGAGTCATAAAGCTATGTCACGCCGAACTGATCTTCTACAATCACTCATTAAATCTAATAAATGGGGTAAAGAGAAAGAGCAAGAGCAACAGTTTCTATTAGCTACTGCTGAGCTTATTCTTTCTGACCTCGTTGATATTGCATTGAATGGTGTTCAATCTGCTGGTCCAGGATCATTAGTTATTAATCTGATTAATGATTCAACCACTTATATGTGTGGAAACACAATTGAGTTTGATATCCGCACAGCAGAGCGAGAAGAGGATGAAGAAATTCTATCGTTTCTTCGTAAGTTAATGGAAGAGATTGACGAAAATGACTGGTCTAAAAACGTGTTGATTACTTTGATTAGTGATGCTGGAACAAGAACATTTGCAGTCGAAGCAGGCGGGTGCCAAGAAAGCCTCCGAGCGATTGCAGAAGAATTTACAGGATAAACTGAAGACAGCAGGATTAAAACTCCCGCTGTATCCAACTCCGCAACTTATAGAACGTGCTCGTACTGTTATGGGGTCTATTGATTTTGATCCCACTTCTGATCCTGTTCAGCAAGTACTTGTTGACAGCGTTGCTATACCTTCTATAGAAATCAATCCGCTCCAAGAACATTGGCACGGTAATTGTTGGGTCGCTCCCAAAGGCGCTGTTAGGAATACTCGTACTTGGTTAAACAAAACTATTTCTGAGTATCGCAATGGCTATATCAATAGCTTTGTATTTTTCACTAGCGCGTCAGAGATTATTAGAGCTACTCCCGTTATTTGGGATTATCCTATTTGCATTCCGTTTAAACGTGTCAAACAATTACGTGCTACATCAACAGGGTTTGAATCAGTTTCGCCATCGACTTGGAATGTATTGATCTATGGTCCTCCTTTGGAAGCATCTATCAACGATATCGATAAGATTACATTGTTCTATGACACTTTCCGTGACATAGGCAGAATTATTTATAACGAATATGCAGGTGACAACTGGAGTAAAGATCTAGATTATTTTGAAGAGACGAAAGGTGATATCTAATGTCAAAGCATATTGCCAAAGATTTCTTTTATGTTTTGCCATCTGGCAATAAGGTACATCCCTGTCGATTAATTCACAAGGATGGCACGCTTATGTGGAAGCACGCTTGTACTGCTGCCATTCCTTATGAAGAGTCACACGAACAACACATAATAAAAACTGCTCAGCGCCTTGAGGAACTGAACAGTTGGATTAGCCAAGGTCTAGATCCTTGGCAATGTTTGTTACCAGTAACTTGGTACGTACCGACAGAACCTGAACTTTACCAAGGTATCTCTGTCTATTTCCAGCACACCGACTACGCTAACGAACTTGTTTATAACAAACTCTCTAGCCACATACAGAGCCACGAAGCTCTGGAACTAAGACAGAATTATCTGTTCTTCAAGCGCTGTTAACAGGCCGCTTTTCAGCGGCTTTATTATTTTAGCGAATCAATCAAACGGTTCAGATACCAACGTGCTTTTTCTGCATCTTCTTTGGCGTCATCTTTGAGCCACAGACGCAGCATATATTTCAGCACTTGGCCCTGCAACATACCAGCTTTAGTGCTGGGTGCATCTTGAATTGCTTCTTCAATAATCTCAATAGCCTCTTGCGTACCACGTGTGTAATGCGCAGGACTGTTCACCTTATCTTTTTTAGGCCATTGAAAAATGTCTACAGGCTCATTGTTAAAGCAAATGGTGTCTTCGCTTGCCGCACTAGGAATGTAGCCTGTACCCCAAAACTTAAGATGATCAACATTTGAATCAGAAAATTTAATAGAATCACTCATTTTATGTAGTCGCACTATAGTGTTTCACTACCTAATATAGGAAAGTAACAAAGATAATGTGAGCTATGCCAGCACCAGCAGGAGATCCGACATACATAAAAAATCGGGAGAAATATTTTATGTCGGTTGCTAAAGCTATTGAAGCTGCTTCATCTCATCCAAAAGTTCCAGGTGGTTGCATTATCGTCAGAGATCGTGAGATCATTGGTGACGGTAGAAGCATCCTTACTGACTCAAAGATAGAGATTGACTGCATTACATATGCTATTGCAGCTGCTTGCAAACGTGGCGCTCCATCAGTTGGAGCTGAAGTCTTTACGACATCGTATCCATTCTCTGCTTCAATTTTTCAGTGCTGGGTAATGGGTATCAAAAAAATCTACGTGCTCTCACACGACTGGGAGCCGTACTACAGAGATGAATACAAAAGAGCAGCAAGGCTTGCTCGTGAACTGTTTATTGCAATCGAACCTCTCTATGAAGATCAAGACAAACGATTCGGCGTCAACTCAAATGTCAAAACCTCAGACGACGATCCTTCCCTCTACGAAAACGAAAACCCATATTCGCCGGATGAATATGATCCAGCAACTTCACACGATATCTTCGATGAAAACACACCTTCTGTTTGACCTTGAATCCACTGGTTTACTTCGACAAGGATCCTCTATTCACTGCATTGTTGTGCGTGATAGTAACGATGGCAGCACTACTGTGTTTGATCATCAACCTGAAAGAGCACTCTTACAAGGAGTAAAGCAGCTGGAGGCAGCTGACGTACTTATTGGACACAACATTATTGGTTATGATATCCCGCTTCTTAAAGAACGTTTCCCAGACTTTGAGCCATCCGGACAATGTATCGATACGCTTGTCCTTAGCCGTCTGTTTTATCCTCATATTGCTGACCGTGATTATGAAAGACGCCCCGCTGGTATGCCGCAACGGCTGTACGGACGTCATTCGCTTGAAGCCTGGGGCTATCGATTGAAGTGTTTCAAAGGCGACTTCGGCAAACACGAAGGTGGCTGGGAAGTTTATACACCTGAGATGCTGGAGTACTGCATCCAAGATACTGAGGTAACCCTCAAACTATGGCAACTTATGCAACGGAGAATGCAAGACTATGCTTGATTGTATATCACTCGAAATGCGAATGGCTGAGATTATGACTCAGCAAGAAGCATCTGGCTTTCGTTTTGATACTAATGCTGCTGAGCGCGTACGTGAAGAACTAGGTAAAGAGATGGCTGATATTGAGCAGAAGATTGCTCAGCGTTTCATCTATTTCCCTGGCAAAGTGTTCACTCCTAAGCGCAAGGACAGCAAGAAAGGATTTCACTCTGGTGCTCCTATGACAAAGCTGCTTGAGTTTAACCCAACTAGTCGTCAGCATATTGCGTGGGCTCTGTCACATTTCCGTGGCGCTCGCTTTACTAAAATGACTGACACTGGTAAGCCTAAAGTTGACGAGGCTACGCTTTCTGAAGTCCGTGACATTGCACTATCTCAAGGCAACGAGCTGTTGCACGAAGAATGTGAAATGTTTATTAGGCTTCTTACTTTGCAGAAGTGGATGGGCCAATTGTCAGAGGGATCTAACAGTTGGTTCAATACAATTGAGGAAGATGGTTGCATCCATCACAGTTGCACACTGGCTACACAAACAGGGCGTAACGCTCACCGTGGTCCCAACCTTGGTCAAGTCGTAAGCGCACCGTGGGCTCGTGAGTTGTTTGTTCCTCACCCTGGAATGGTAATGGTGGGTGCTGACCTAGAAGGTCTGGAACTTCGGACCTTATCGCATTACTTGCATAGGTTTGACGATGGCAACTTTGCTCGCGTTGTACTCGATGGTGATATACACCAGCAGAATGCTGATCGTGTTGGCGTTACAAGACCGCAGGTCAAGACACTCACTTATGCTTTTATTTATGGGGCTGGTGACGCAAAGCTTGGCCACTCATTACATCCTGAGCTATCTGACGCACAAAAGAAGACTCTCGGTGGAGAGCTTCGGCGGAAGTTCCTCGACGCAATCCCTGGTCTTGAGCCTCTGATTGAAGCTGTCAAGATGAAGGTGCGTGAATATGGACGTCTTCGTGCACTGGATGGTCGGCCTATTTTTTGCAAAGCAGAGCACGCCGCACTCAACTATCTGCTGCAGTCTGCCGGTGCTATTGTAAGCAAGCGCTGGGTTGTCATTGGTCAAGATCTTCTAGATCAAGCTGGCTTGACGTACGACATTGACTATACGCGCTGCGCTTATGTGCACGACGAAGTACAGCTTTCGGTTGTACCCCAAGAAGTCGATAGGGTCAAACAGCTTCTAGAAAATGCTGCACCTATGGCAGGTGACTACTACGGCTTACGTATTCCTATTACTGCATCCGCTGATTCTGGTCCTAACTGGGCATCTACACACTGATTTAATGAACAAAAAACTAATCAACGCTTTCTTTGTTTCAATGGTATGTCTCGGTGGTTTCACTGGGACATTGTCTTTAGGATATTATTTTTTCTGGGGAGAGACAAAACACGGCGGTGAATATCCTATGGCTCTTCGTTATTACAGAGAATACTTAAAAACTAGAGATCCACATTTAAAAGAGAGCGCTGCTATTCATCGAGACAATGCAAACACAATGGCTCATTGGGGTTTTATGTCTGCACAATTAATGGTGCTATCAATGCTTGGTGTTAAAATTAAAAAAGATTAATTGTACATAAACAATGAACCTTTTAGGTGGACTTCAGCGTCTTTACGGCCAAGCAGATAAAAACTTCTTTGGTGGAGTTCTTCCCTTCGGAGCTGACAGTCCTCACGTTGGTGCAAGTACTTCTAGACAACAAGCTGTAAGTCGCTCAAAAGCTCGAACTACGCAGCCTTCAACTTCTAATAAACCTACTCCTGTTACATATGGAGGAGGCGGAGGATGTGGAAATATCTCTCAACCTAAAGCTCCTACTGTTGACAAACGTACTCCATTAGAACGTGCTCCTGTTGGACAAGTTATGACACTTGGTGGAGTTAAAGGTTATAAAGGCGTTGACGGCAAATGGCACGCTGGTGAAGCACCCCAAGCTAATTTTACTGAAACTATATTAAACGCTGCTTCTAAAAATCCTTTAGTTT